TGGACCATTAGGTACATGGGATGGTGGTAGAGAGAAAGCACCAGCTGCTATTTGTCGTAAAGTAATTCAAGCAGATGGTGAAATTGAAATATGGGGAGATGGTAAGCAAACTAGAAGTTTTTTATATGTAGATGAATGTGTTGAAGGAGTTAGAAGGTTAATGGAATCTAATTTTTCTGATCCTGTAAATATTGGATCAGATGAAATGGTAACTATTAATCAGTTGGTAGATATTGCATCTAGCATTGAAGGTAAAGAAATTACTAAAAAACATATTGACGGTCCACTTGGAGTAGCTGGTAGAAATTCAGATAATAAACTTATTAAAGAAAGTATTGACTGGGCTCCAGATTACCCACTAGCTAAGGGTATAGAAAAAACTTATAAGTGGATTAAAGAGCAAGTTAATTTAAAATAAGATATGGTAATTAAGCAAGGAGTATACGACGGTAATTTTATTCATAATAGATTTGCATACGAGCAATTTCGTAAAGAAGTTTCTCCGTATGGTAATATTGTAGCTTTTAGAGCTCCAATGTATGTAAAAGATGCATTAATTGATCTTGAAGATACTTTATCTAATGACTTTATTCACAGCCAAGACGCTATTAATTTTTGCTGGGAAATCCCCGGGTTGTGTCCTTTAGGTGCGGTGTCCTTTCAACGCTTGATCAATACTGCAATAGCTAATATGTTATCTAGTTATATTAAAAAAGGTATAGTTATTGATGGTGATGATCTAATGGTGCAAGATGAATTTATAGGTACAGATGAAAAGGTTAGAAAGTCAGGTAAGGTTAGTGTTTCTATTACCTATTCGAAAGATAATATTACTCTCGGCCATACAGGGATTAATGTCATTGCAGGTGATAAAGCACCGCCGTTTGCTTATTCTTCTAACTTAACTGATGATCAGGTAAATAATTTTATGCTTAATGTTATCGATTATTTTAATTCCGAGGTAAAAGATCAATTTGTTGCTACTACAAAAATTATTGTATGAATTTTTTCCAGCTTCAAAATAAATTATTTTATTCTAAAAAGGAAAATGCTGGTGAGTTAGATTCAGAAGGCGAGCAAGCTTTTGTTCCGTTCCTTTTTAATAGGTGGCTTTCCTTTTATAGTAAGGAACTACCTAGTTTTGTTAATGAAACTTTTAATAAATTTGGTGGCATATTTGACGACAAGCAAGAAACTTATAAACTATATTATTATCTAATCCCTAGACTTAAATGGAAAAAGATTTCTTATATAAAGAAGAAGAAAAAAGAGCAAGACGAAATAGAAGGTCTTTATAATATTGCTAAAAATAAAAATATCTCTACTAGAGAAATGCTTCAATACGTTGAATTAGATAAAAATTTACGTAAATAGCTGTATGGCAATGGCTAGTATAGACAATTTGGCACCTACAAGAAGCTTGATAGATTTAAGCGATCCTAATGCAGGTGAGGTTGGAATAGACGATTATGAATTAAATTTTATTTTTGACGATATTCTGTTAATTGAGTATGTAGATGAGACGGAGCATGGTGATGTTATGAAAGGTGGTATAGTAGTCCCATCTAATGCTCTTAATAAAGCATGGAGAAAAGGAAAAGTTATTTTATCAGGGCCTGATGCAAAATATGCCAAAGAAGGAGACATTGTTATTTTTCCGAATAATATGGGTGTTTCTATTTCTGGTGTTACTATTACCGGAAAAGGAAAGGTAAAAAAAGGAGTATTCTTAAACGAAGAGAGAATGTTCGGCATCTGCAAGCTCAAAGATGATAATACAGAAATCAACTCTTGATACATTACTTCAAAATAATGTACTTGAAGTTAGGTTCCCTAGAAGAATAGTTAAACCCGGGTTAGCTGCTACAAGAAGAATGCTCTGTACCAATTCGTTAAAGCTTTTAAATTCGGTTAATGGTAGAATTTCCTTAAACTATTTTGCTCCAAAAGGCCCCCCTAAGCCCTACCTAGGTCCAGATAATCTCACCGTTGCTTGGGACATATTGATGCAAGATTACAGAAATATAAACTGCAATCAAGTTGATTTAATTCAAGAGATTCCAGCTAATGAAGACTTTTGGATATATTTTAATGAAAATATATATCCAATGTCAGCACAACAAAAATTTAATTTTATGAATTCATGAATATAAGCTTAGAAAAAGTAACTGATTTTTTAAAACCTTTTTTATTAAAAGATATTATTATAAGAACAGATAAAAAAGTTCTTAAAAAAGGAAAATTTATGATCTTTCAAATTAAACAATATTATATAAATTTTACTTTAGAAATAAACGGTACTAATAAAAACTATGAAATACCCTATCCATACAGACTTCAAAATGATGAAGATATTGGTGTACTCAATTACCATATAAGCTCTTTTATACCGGGTAGGCAAATGACTCGAGTGAAGTTTTTAGATAGTTCTTCAAAATCTAAGCTATATGACAACCTTGTGTATATATTGCCATCAGATGGAAATATTATATAATAAGATGTGATTGGCGGGTTGTTAAAAAGTTTTCCTAGTGGTTATACTCCTAATTCTTCACAGGTAAAGCTGCTAAAAAATATTGATCAAGCATTTAATGATGGTTATAAATTTGTAGTGTGTAATGCGCCTACTGGTTCAGGAAAGAGCTTTATATCAAAAACACTTGCAAATGTGTCTAGAGAATCAACTGAAGATTTTAAGGATCTAATAACATCGTATGTTGCATTTAAAATGGATCAATCTGGAATATATACTCACGAGCAAGAGTGTGAGGCTGAACTCCCTGCTGGTACATTTGCACTTACTATAACTAAAGCTTTACAGGATCAATATAAGGGGCTGTTTCCGGAAACTACAATATTAAAAGGTAAGAGCAATTACATTAGTACAATTGATTCAAATATTGATGTTGAGTTAGAGTCGTTAATTATACCTAAAAATATTTTAGAAGATCATAGAAGAAGCCATAAGTGTCCGTATCATAATGATCGTAGAGATGCTTTAACAAATAAGTTTGCTGCTTTAAACTATAATATGTTTTTTTCTCTTCCTAATCATGTTAAAAAAAGACAATATTTAATTTGTGATGAAGCTGCCGAATTAGAAGATCAATTAGTAAAAGAATTTTCTTGTAACATTAACTTTGAAATGTTGAGTAAAATGGATATTGTAGTGAGACCGTTTTACTCTAAAAATACTGCAAATGTTATAAAGTGGATTAATAATCTCTTACTAGATTTAAGTGATAAGGTTGATGAGCTACGTGATACGCTTAATAATATTAATACTAATAATAAAAAGTTTTTAGTTGAAACCAGGAGACAATTAGTTGGTGTACGTAATCTTCATTCCAAACTTTCATTAATTATTGAAACGTGGAATGAAAGTGAGTACTTGTTTGAAACGAGTAAAGAAGGTATCACCTTTATGCCGTTAAAGGTAAATAAGCTTTCAAATCATTTATTTAAATATGCAGATAAGGTAGTGTTAATGTCAGCTACAATAATTGATCCCTCTAACTTTTGTAAAAGCTTAGGTATAGATAAATTTAAATATGTTGAAGCTGAGTCTACATTTGACCCCAGTAATTCACCTATTATGTGTAATACTAAGCTTAAGTTAAACTACCACAACTTGAAGCGTAACTTGCCTAAAATTGTTGATCAAATAAAGCAAATTTGCGAGCATCATAAAGATGAAAAAGGTATAATACATACACATAATAATACTATTACATCATTTTTGTCAAATAGATTAATTGGTTCAAGATTTTTAATTAGAGAACCTGGTGTACGAAATGAAGAGCTATTAGAGAGACATCTCGCAACAGACGATCCAACAGTATTAATATCACCATCGATGTCACATGGCGTTGACTTGAAGGATAATTTAGCTAGATTTCAAATTATTGTTAAAGCGCCTTATTTACCTACTAAGGATAAGAGAATAGAAAGACTTATGAACGATGATTTTAATTGGTATTCAAATAAAATGCTATGCTCATTAATACAATCTTGTGGGAGAGGTATTAGATCAAAAGAAGATCATTGTAAAACTTATATATTAGATGGTGCTATTGTAGAAAGTGTAGTAAACAATACACATAAATTGCCGAAATATTTCATTGATAGGTTTTTGTAATAAATATATAAGACGGTATGAAGAATAGAGCTTTTCATTTTGAAATAAAAAATTTATTAACACAGTTTGTTGCTGCATTTGATGATACAGTAATAAGTCGTTTTGATAAAAATAGAAATGCAAAGTCTAATATTGATGTAAGATATGTTTTCGCACCAAAACAGAGGGTAATGTATGATATTATAAACAAAGCTCAAAACATTAACTTACCAGTAGTAGCTATAAATCTTGATAGTATATCTCGAGATGAATCAAGAGTCTTTAATAAATTAGCAACATCAATTGTACCCGCGCAAAAAGAAGAAGATGCAAAATCTTCAACTAAATTTTTAATGCCTGTACCAGTTAATCTAGAGGTAAGCATGTCAATACTTGCTCGGTATATGCAAGATGTTGATCAAATAGTTTCTAATTTTGTTCCATATAATAACCCTTATATAATTCTTTCTTGGAAAGTACCTGAAGATATAGGATTTGATTATGATCAAGAAATTAGAAGTGAAGTTCTTTGGAGCGGTAATCTCGCTTATTCAACACCAACAGATACAACATATTCAGAAAAATTTAGAATTACTGTTGATACATCGTTTACAATAAAGGGGTGGTTATTCCCGGAAGAAAAAGATAATGTAGGTAATATATATAAGATTGATAATAATTTTATAGCAGTAGATTTACAAAATAGAATATACTCCCCGTTAGAAGAACAGATATCTGTTGAATCATATACCAATCAAGGGTATGGGGCATTATCAAGTTATAATGCAGATGTACCAACTAACTATACTGAAACTATTACTGTATCAGGAATTCCGGAATTCACGAATATATTTTATACAACATCAGGAGTTTTCGAACAATTAAGAAATCAAACTAGTGTGTTATCCTCACAGAGTAATAATTTTATTCTTTATGGTACATCTTTAAACTATAGTAAC